AATCTTACCACCAGATGGGTAATTAGTTCTATTTGCATTCTCACCTAATACTTCATCAGTTGGTCTACGATATGCTGAAAGAGATTCTGCTTCACCAGTAAAGGTGATTGTAGTTGCAGTAGCAACTTGATTAAAGTCATAGTTACCTTGTTCTAAAGATGATGGTTGTTGGAATGCATCATTAACTAATACACAACCATTATTTGTTGCAAATCCAATAGCATTAGTCTTAGAGTCTCCAAATCCAGTTGTTAGAGTAAATGCACTTTGAATACCTGTAAACTCATGTGAGATATCATTAAACACCATGTTATTGGTATATGTCTCTTGAGTAGAGTTCTGTTTACCAGTTCTAGTAAAGATTCTCCCATGGAAGGTTGAATGAGTTACAATACCAGCAAATGATGTTGAATCTGGATCAGTTGTTGTACTAAGTGGTATATTACCTGCAGGTGCTTCAGCAAAGTGTAATGTGTTTTTATTAATGTTATAATTACCAATCAACTTAGTAACCACAGAACCAGCTGAGTGAGAAGCAAGACCTGTTCCTAATTGTGCTCTTAGTAATTTTAGATTATTACCACCCACTCCAACATCAAGCACTTTACATATTTCATCATCTATTTTGACAAGATCTGCCGCAGCGAACGACGTTATTCCAGTCACAGCAGTGATTTGAGCAAATACTATGTCATTACTTAAAGCAGTTGTAACAGCAGTACCAGCTATTGGTGATTGTATTACATTATCAATAGATATAATTGCCTTAGAGTTTTCATTGATTGCAGTGATATGATGTGATGTTCCAATACCAACTGAATTGATTGTGAATACCTCAGGATTTTTCTTTAATGCTTTCTCTGCTGTCTCAGCAAATCTTAATCCATCATCACCAAACTTAACAACAAATAATTCTTGTGGAAGTTTATTAGTTGTAACACCTGCAACTGTTGTTTCTTCAATACCAACAGCATTAAGAGTAGTTGCTCCTTGGAAACTGTAATTAACTTTTTCACCAGTAACAAAGAAATGATTTGGAATATTGACTGTATTCTTTGCTATATTTAAACCATTTGAACCAGTTCCAGCATCTCTATTACCATTAAATTGTCTTCTGAATATGGGATCTTCATTATGTTTTAAATCAAAGGCAGTTTGAAGATCTAACTTAGTTCCTACATACCTTCCTCTATTACTGAGAACTTCAACATTACCAAGTGGTAAATTTGGAGCAAATTCTTGGTTATCAAATATCTGTAATTCAATTCCAAATACTACTACATTAGCTGGAGTGTCTGAAAAGAAAGTTAAATTAGCATTGTTGCCACCAGAAGTTGCACTTACTGTTCCTAATGATGAAGTATTAAGACTAACCTCTCCAAAATCAACAACTGCTTCATTATTTTCTGAATTAATTAATGCAGCTTCAAAAGTCTCATACATTCCATCTGCACCACCTGTTCCTTCTACAGATACAAAGTAATATGCTGCAGTTGGTCTAAAATTAACACCTGATCCATCACTAGCATAAGTTGCAATTGGAGTAGTAACACCAGCAGCAACTTGCCTTCTATCTGATATGAGTCTAACTGTGTCTAAAGTACAAGATCCAATACCAGAAGATTGAGTATAAGATGATAAGAAAATAGAAGAAGCATTTGCAGTTAAAGCAACTCCAACACTTGGTATAAAATCAAGATTTACATTCCCTCCAGATATAGTTGCATTAAAAGTACCAAATCCTGTGATATTTTCACCTGATTTATTTTGTATCTCACCATACTCTATCGCATTCACTTTTGTTCCATCATGAATCACAGTGACTTCACTACCAAAGAAATCTTGGTTGGGAGTTTCAAGTTGAACCATGAAATGACCTGATCTAAATGCTACAGGCATTTTTGCAATGGTTGTAGTAACACCAATACCAATATCTACATGTGTAGATGCAAATGAAACAGCATCTCCCAAAGCAGTGCTTGCTACACCTACAACATTATCCTTAACACTTATAGAAGCGTTAGTTACATCATATAAATTAAATTCAGTTCTAATTGGATTAAATGTTAAGTCCCATCCTGTTGTTGAAGGAGCATAATCAAATGTTCCTAACTCAGGAAAAGTTTCTAATACTGCATATTCATTAATAAATGCTACATCATCATGTTGCATTAATGAAACAATTGAGAATTGTCTCTCATCACTAAATGTCTGATCTTTTACTAAAGTAAAGACTTTATTAAAGGTGTCATTTTTAGTAAACTCACCAACTCTAGAGAACTTAGTGGTTCTTTCATTATTGTTAAATGTTGCACTAAAGTCATCAATATCAATTGCTCTGTTTCCTACAGATTGGAAGAAATCTGTTATAGGTCTATTTGCAAATAATATATCTCTTGACACTAATTCACCATTTACATTGACTGCTATCTCACTAACATTATCAAAGTCAGGATATACATTAACTTCAGCTGTGCTTTGTATTTCAGCAATTGCTTCAAAGTTTGCTGGCTCAGTTCTGGTAATAACAGCATCAGGATCTTTACTTTCTATATCTAAATCACTAAATCTATCAAAACCTGCTACATGAGTTAATGATTTTACAGTGTCACCCCAAGTATCAACAGGTATTAAAGATCTTAAAGCATATGAGAATTTTTGATAATAACCATTGTCAGGTAATCTCTGAAAACTATTATTAAGCATTCCAGAATCAGATTGGAATCCATGATTTATAGTGGTTCCTGCACCAGTTGTGATCTCAGCAGGGAAATTTAAATTACTTGTAACAAGTGCAGATATTCTTGAACTTTGTCCAGTAATTTTAGATCCAATCCTAAATTCTTGCTC